GATTGTCAGCGTGCCAACGCCACAGCATGAATCAAGTGAAAGAACACGGAACCCAAAGGCCCCGCCAGCTGTCACATAGACCTCAACAGTCCCGCTGGCGCTTTGCGTATTGTTGGCAAGGTCGGTCCAAATATCTGCAAGCAGAACCTGCGGGCGGTCAAAGTACGCATTGTCGGTTGTGATAAAAGACCAAGAGAAAGACACTGTTTCACCGAGGGATGAGTTTGTTGTGATTCCGGTCACGGTGTTTGCCCACGGCTGGCCCGGCAGCACGTTATTACTGCCATCAATGACAATTGTTCCTTCGGTAAGGGTTATGGTTCCGTTTGCGTCTACCTGCTGATCCCACTGATCGGTATCGTCAAGGGCATAAACAGGAGATGTGACGTATCCAAAGAATAGAGCGCTTACAATCAGCCAGATGATTGCAGCAGCTACAAACTGCTTCTGGGTCATTTTCCCTGTCCGGAAAGCCAGGCTACAATCCCGCTAACGCCAGTAAGACCAAGAACGCCAATAACAAACTTAGCAAGTCGATACGCGCCGCGCGTCTCTGCCATTTCTACGCGCATGGCAGAAAGCTCCTCCTCGATTTTGTCGAGGCGGTCAAGAATTTGCTGAACGTTGTTCGCAGTCACATCGGCACCTCATGTTGTGTGGATGCATTGATGTGTTGCACTATATTATGCGCTTACTTCAAGCGCAAGTCATTTAACCTCTGCGCGCCCAGCCGTCGCCTTTATAAAAAATGTTTGATGTAGAAAAAACTTTGCTTAGTTCTTTCCCGCACTCTTTGTGTATTTTCTTACTCTCATCAGACATTGAATGCATGATTTCTACTTTCTTTTCGCATTTGTCGCAAAAATACTCGTAGACTGGCATTACTTTTTTTCCTGATCCTTATTCAAGGATTCAGCCTGAGAAATCTTATCTTGAAGCATTGCGATCTGAGAGGTTGCAATGTCAAGCTTAATTGTAAGCTCGCCAATCTTTGCAAGAAGTTGCTCTACAGTAATTTTATGATCTTCCATAAATTCTCCCTATCTAATAATTACGCTGATTTTCCTGTGCGACGCTGTGCCTCAGTAAGCGCGAACATCTGGTGCTTCCTCATGCGGTTAATTACTTTTGTGATTCCATAGCCGCATTAAATTCTGGGCTGCCAATCCAAAACGATGTACCTTTTACCTTCCACATTGCATTATATCCATTCTTTATAGCAAACTGGATAAACCATGTCAGAACCTCTACCTTCATAATTGACCCAGCCTCAATTGCCCTGACATAATCAATGCCATTAATTGTTTGGTTATCAATAATAATGTTTGTCAGACTTGGCTTTAGCCACTCTGGGACCTCGCGGTTCATGAGCCATAAGCACTTGTATTCTTGGCATGGGCTTACTGGTCTATCGGTATAAATCGTGCACCCCTGACCTGTGGCGACAAAGTGGCACGGCTTTCCAGGCATCATCTTATGCCCGTATATTTCCCCGCTCAGGTTGCCATCACAGCACTTTGTGCACGTTCCGCATGACCTAGGCTCAAGCATTGGCAGTTCCATGGGGTCATCCTAGCAGGGAATGTCCCAAGCTGCAACTAGGCGTTTACATCAACCGATTGCGTAGACTACTTTCCCGCCATCGGCAACGGCCACCCATGTCCCAGATCCATAGGCAATTCCTTTAATACCGTATGAAGTTGAAACAGTTCCCCTAGTGGATGTAACGAGTCCAAGTTCAGAATACCTGTTTCTCCAAGTAATTCCATCTAGGGAGGCATTCATTATCCCCGCAGTCCCAGCCCCAACAACACAGCCATCTGGGCTTGCGCCAAGGGCCTCAAAGGTGGTTGTTACATTGGCTGTCCTAGATGTCCACGTTGTCCCATTGCTGCTTGTCAAGATTGTGTTTGCGGCGCCTGCGGCAATAAACATACCAAGGCTTTGTGACCAAATGACTGTATATAAAGTATTTGCTGTCGGTGCTGGCGATACGGTGGTAATTGATCCTCCTAAAGTTGTTGAAAATACGATTTTTCCTGCGGAGCCAACCCCGACGTATCCAACCCCTGGCCCGTAGGCAATACCCTCAACCCCGCCCGCACCAGTCCACACGCTAAATGCCGAAGCAGAGCTTCTATAATTCATGCTATTTAACGTTCCAACAACATCTCCACCTATCACGTCAAACGTACTTGCGGGAATTCCAGTAACAGAGTATGCACTCCACGATGATCCGTCAGTTGACCTTCTGTACGTACTGCTATTCCCGACAACATAAAAATATGTTCCATCAAAATCAATATCCCAAAGGTTATTTGCGGTTCCAGACGTGACTGTTTCCCATGACTTCCCGTTGGTGGACCGAATAATTCTTCCAGACGCCCCACATGCAACAAAGTATCCGTTTCCGTATGCGACGGAGGCTAAGTTTTCCGTTGCGCCAGATGGGGTCTCCCACCAGGTGAGTGCCCTATTTATCCCGCTCGGCTTGTTGTAGATATATCTTCCAATGAATGCTCCAGGACCGCCGTTAGCGCCGCCGCTTGCGCGGCCAGATCCACCTGCGCCATACTTTGCCGGAGTGGTCGCATCTCCATTTGCGACAGCTCCATATCCACCAGAAAAATATGTTACCGTCGCATACCCGGCCCCACCGCCTGCAACAGACCTGCCCATAACATTAATTCCTTGTCCTGGATGAAAAATTACGGCAGTGGTGCTTGACGCTGCCGAACCGTAATGTCCAAGACCTTGAGTCCCAGGTTCTATTCCGGCAGTGATTGCGTTTGCAATATATGTTGTTGGCCCAGCTGGAGAATTTTCGTTGCTCGGAGTCTTTGTATACGCCCTGCCGCCAGCACCGCCACCAGATCCTGCATAATGAAGAGAACTACTAGAACTTGCCCCGCCACCAGATCCAGTCCTTACTGTTCCGCCAGCCTGAGATTTATCAAACCCCCCACCGTTACCACCATACCCTGCAGTGATAGTCGTAAGCCCGGTCGCTGTGATTGTGCTGTTTGTGGGGCCCTTACTAACACCACCCTCAGAAATGCCATCTCTTGCACCAACAGTAACAGTGAATGGATCATATCCAGTAACAGTGAACATTTGATGAACAACACCGCCTGCGCCACCACCGCCAGTGTAAGAAAACGACCCAGCGCGTCCACCGGGACCAATTAAGGCAATCTCCATTTTGTCAACAGTGCTTGGGATAAAAAAACTATTGAGCGGATTTCCTTTGCCATCTGTGTACGTAGTGTCAGATGATCCAACGACATATGTTCCAGCAGCATTTATTTCAATATCTCGCACCATTGCATTGCTTGGTTTTTCTGGTGCAAAAACTTCTTTGTACAGTGGATCAGCGTTTGGCGATGTGTTTACAAATGCTTTGTTTGGCATAATTACCTACCGTAGAATCTAATCACGCATATTCCAGAACCGCCATTTCCACCTGCCCTAGTTCCGCCTTCACCAGCTCCGTTTCCACCAGCGCCAGTGTTTGCAGTTGCGTTTGCTCCGGCAACGTTTGCAGTCAGAGATGCCGCGCCATATGACGATGGAAGCGTATTTCCGCCAGATGAGTGCCCGCCGTGACCACCACCGGCAACTTGGCGACCAAATATTGTTACGCCAAGACCACCATAGTTTGCGCCATCGTTTGAGCTTGCGGTTGCAGTAGATCCAGTATTTCCAAGGTTTCCTGACCCAGTAACGGCAGTTCCGGTTACCAGCGAAGAAACATATCCCCCGCGAGTCCCAGCACCTCCGCCACCGCCGCCAGCGTTTGAACCGCCCCCGCTCCCGCCAGTTGATGAACCATTGGCCCCAGTAAGACCAGCAGTATTTGTGGACGACGCACCGCCGCCGCCGCCGCCAGATGCGGTGTATGTCACACCAGCAACAGTCATTGTGCTTGCCGTTCCAGTTGTTCCCTGTGCGGTCGTGTTCGCAGTTGCACCAGCGCCACCGCCGCCTATGGTCACCGAAAGAGATGAAACACCGCTGATATCAATTGTTTGATGGAGGACGCCACCAGCACCCCCACCACCACCAGATGCCGCAGAGGCCCCTGACCCGCCGCCACCGCCACCACCAACAAGGAGTACCTCAATGGAGTCGCAGTTCAAGGGAAGGTCGGTTGCTCCGCCGCCACCCTTGGTGATCGTTGTGGTTCCAGAGGTCAATACAATCTCACCCATCTTCTGGGTGGCAAGAACCGTCCCGGCTGTTACCTCAACCCAGGCAGATCCCGTATAGACATATGAACGCTTAGCCATTTATCTATTTGCTCCCATTACACGTATACCCAGAATGTATCTAGAGTATAGTTTGTTGCGTAGCCGGTTGGAACAGTAATAGAGGTCCCAACTCCGTTTGCATCAGTAAAATTTCCCACATATACTGGAATATTTGTATTGCTGAAACTCATTGATACCGCATCGCCTCTGTGGTTTATTGAAACTCCAGTTGGAGTATTTGGAGATCCGGTTGGATAGTTTGTTGCGGCTGTTTTTCTGGTTCCAAAACCAGTCCCGGAAGTAAATGGATAAGTAAAATCAGCAACAGTTCCAGCAGATGCCACCATAACTGTTCGCCCAGACGGAGACCATGATCCATTGTCTGCGGCAATTGAAGGGATTGTTGCAGGATTTGAATATTTTGTTCCAAAACTAGACGCTCCGTTCCAAGCATATGCAAAAACAAATGGCGTTGCATCTGACACTGCCATTACATCTGACCCAGACGGACTCCATTGAATATCACTGCATGCCCCAGTTGGCTTTGTTGATGGGTCGGCAAGTTTTGATCCCCACCCAGAAGATACGCTTGTTGCATATGCGGTTATATAATTAGTCCCAACGCTAGAGGCAACTCCGATATATTGCGAGTCGCCACTCCACCTTGCCCTTGCAACCGCACCGGGTGGAAGAGTTGCTGGGTTGGAAAACCTAGATCCAAAACCGCTGGAAGACCATGCATACATTTCAACAAATGGAGTATTTTCACTATTGTAGATTAATCTTGTTCCGTCTGGAGAAAAAGTTGCGGCGGCTGAATTGTTTGTGCCAGAGCCCTGAGGTGCTGTAGATGGAGCTGAAAACCTAGTTCCTATTGTTGGTGCTCCAGATGTGGTTGAAGTTAATGATACTGCAAAAAGATATGGGGAATCGTCTCCTGCATATGCAATAGAACTACCGTTTGGGTGCGCATCGCCTCCCCTTATGTACGTCGTTCCGATCTGCGTGCTGTTAGCCGTATACGACGACTTGGAACTTAGCCCTGTTCCAGGAGTGAACCTGTACCCGCTAAGAAGTGGCGCTACTTTGGCAACAAAAAAAACATAAGTTGCTGATTTTTGGCTAGAAGCAACCCCGGGAACCATTTCTATCCCCTTCGCGCAACTGCTTCGGAAATTGCAGCATCGTATCCCTCTTCCCCGACCAGTTCTTTGAGCTGAGTAATTAACACTTGCAGAATTGAATTAGCTTTAGTTCTTTCCACAATTTCCGTGCGAACAAGATAAGAAGCGCGCTCGTACTGGAACAACTCTGCCAACTCTTCAAGGTCTGCAATAGGGCACTGCTGAACCGCTTGATCATATGGAACATTCTTTAGTGCCATAAGATGTTCTGGGTATTGGCCGTCCGACGCCCCAACTATTGCTTGATAATTTGAGATATTAATATCGTATTGATATACCTCGTGCGTCCTCATAACAATGTTGTCTGCAAGGTCTTTGACTCTTTGCTCGTTTGTGATAATCATTTTTTCTCCTATTCTGTCAATGCGCCAATCTGGCTATACAATTGTATACTACGCCGTTAAATCTCCAACAATAAGCCATGTATCTGATGCCCTTTTTATGATCGTGGCCATTGACCACTGTCCCTTTAGTTTAAGGCCAGTTGCGCTGTTGACGGTCACCCCAGAAGCTCCGGCGACTGAGGTCTGACCAGTCCCAGTCTGCAGTATGTGTATTTGCGTTCCAATTGGATATGCTGCCGTTGCGTTTGTTGGTATTGTAACAGTGTTTGCAGACGATACATTCATCTCAATGACTTCATCTGGCGCATCGCTGAGGTCTGAGGCAAGCGTATAGTTTGCGGTTTTTTGGGCAAAAATCAGGTTGTTAGTGTTTGGCGTTGTATTGTCATCTGAGTCAACCCAGATATCCCCGGCTGCGTAGGTTCCTCCGGTTGGCTGCGTGCTCTGATAATAGACAGCGTTGCCGTCGCCTGCTGCGGTTGACCCGCCAAGGAAATGCACGCCCCAGTCAGATGCTGTTGTCCCGCTGCTTGTTAGGCAAATAATTTCTGCAGCTTTTTCAGAAGGAATTGTCGCAACCAAATTTCCACCACTGGAGTTTACCGTAACTTGTCCAGTGCTGTCATTACGAACCCAATACCGCTGTCCAACGGTTCCGGCTCCTGGTAGTACTAGCGTGTGGGCGCTTGCTCCAGTAACCCGAATATATCCATCATCTGTATTTGAAAGTGTTGAGCTTCCGCCTGATGAAGTTATTAGCCTCGGGGTGATTACAACCGATTGACCTAATATTGCCCTTTTTGTAAGGTTTGCAAATTGAATTTCTGGCTGAACTGCAAACACAAGACTACCTGTGCCCGTCTGTTCCGTAAAGCTACCGACAATTTTCCAACTCCACGAGTTTGCTCCTGTTCCACTATTCAGAACGCATGTAATTAGATACGCAACTTTTGACCTTAGGAGCCTCAACTGGTTTCCGCCAGAAGATTGAATGTTAAAATCTACGGTTGAGTTGTTTGCAATTATGAAACCCTGCCCAATCGCCATTGTGCTTGCAACGGGAAGCTGAACAACCTGACTAGAGTTAGATCCAGTAAAAACTTGATAATAGGCAGATGTGTTTGTAAGCGTTAACGTGCTGGCCGAGGTTACAGTTGTTGCATAGCCAAATTTTGGATTATTAATAACTGGTAGAGAAAGTGTTGCATCAGTTCCAAATACAAGTGCTCCAGATCCAGTTTCGTCACTGATCACACCAGCAAGTTGCGCTGAGGTGGTCCCAGCAAATACACTTAGATTGTCGGTCTTAAGCGGAACTGTCGTGGTGTCAACGGAAATAGTGTTTCCGCTCTTGGTAATTCCTGTCCCAGCAACAATCTGTCCCGCCCCAGAAAACTGAGTCCACACGATATCCGTTGCGCCAATGGTAATTGTTCCGTTTGTGGTAACTACCCACCCGCTGTCAGCCTGTGATCCCTCTTCCACAAAAACAAATGTGCCTGGCGTGATTTCCCCGCTTTGCGCGGCATCGCTTGCTCGAGACCAAGAACTAGAGTCCGCAACATAGATGCCGTTTTGACTTTCTGTGGTCTGATTCTTTACAAGAATCCTGTCGCCAGCAAGCGGTGTAACCCCGTCAATGTTAGAAAGTCCGGAAAGACCGATGTTCCCATCGGCTACAGTGGTTGCGAGTCGGCACGAAGCCTTAACATCAAGACCTTCAGCAACCGCATCAACATACGCCTTGGTTGCGGCATCTGCATTTGATGTAGGGGTTGCTAGGTTCGTGATCTTGTTGCTGTTAAGGGACACATCTGCATCTGGTGCGGCAAGTTCATTAAGTTTGATTGCATCTGATCCAGCAGACTTATGCGATGCTGCGTGCGCGGTTGGTGTGCGCGAGTCAGTGAGTCGTGCGTCGTTTGTATTGACTAGATCAACGCCCTCAACGGCGATTGTGCCAGCACCAGACCTAGTGATAGTCGTGTCGGTTGCGTGACCAAGCTCTACGCTACCAATGCCAATTGCAGCAGATGTGGATGTTGCGAATACGCTGAGGTTGTCCGTCTTGACTGGTACAACGGAGGTGTCAATTGCTACCGCATCAGAACTGACAGAAATGCCAGTTCCAGCCCCAACATCAAGTGTTGCCGATCCAACGGTTGCGCCACCAGTAAGCCCGTCTCCAGCAACTACGGCAGTAATGTCGCCTGTTCCGCCACCGCCAGCTGCAAGATCAAGCCACGAGGTGCCATCGTACACATAGACGGTGTCGTCTACGGTGTTGTAGTACATGTCCCCCTGGGCTGGAGAGCCCGGGGCAGCCGCGTACTGCGGCAGATTGATCTTGCTTAGAATTTTAGGCACGGGTCACCTCCTGATCGGAGTTTACCCGATTATAACAACCTTGTAGGCGTTTTCCGCAGGCGCGTTGGCAAAAATGATATCCACAGTATCAACCGTTGAGTGTCGGAAGTCCGGGTATACCTTCTCATAGCTTCCGCTTGCCTGGTAGAGCTCGACAACAACATCTCTTGTGTTGAAGTTGTGAGTTACGGTGATCGTCGTAGACGATCCGTCTCCTACAAGTGCTGAGTATTTTCTAGTTCCGCCAAGGGCAGCAAGCGCCGCGGCTGCGGTCGTCTGACCAGTACCACCGTTGGCAATGCCGAGCGTGCCAGTTACAGCATCGGAGGAACCAAGGGCAATGGAGCCGAACGCAGGTGCTCCACCAGCGCCAGAGACCCGAAGGACTTGATTGGCACTTCCTGCGGTTGTGGCAGAGACAGCGCTCGTGCCATTTCCAAGAAGAACGCCGTTTGAATTAAGAGTTGTTGCACCGGTACCGCCGTTTCCAACTGGAAGCGTGCCGCTGACTTCAGTCGTCAGCGAAACAGTGCTTGAAGTTGTAAATGCATTGGTGCCGTCTGCCTTAACGATACCAGCGGTGAACGTTGACGCACCAGTACCGCCACGAGCGACACCAAGCGTGCCGCTAGTAAGCTTATCAGTGCTGTGGCTTGGAATGTCTGAGGCAACAAGTGCGCGGAACGTAGGAGCGGAGGGTCCGCCCGTTGCCGGACCAGCAAACACGGTGTTGTCTGACGCAGTTGATGCGCCGGTACCACCGTTTGCAGCAGCAAGAGTTCCGGTTACAGTTGCAGTGTTGAGTTCAACAGAACCATCGGCCATCTTGGCGGATGTAATCCCGTTGTCCTTGACCTGAAGGTTTCCAGCTGAAATCTCAACGGTTGAGTTGTCAACGTTGACCGAGAACGAGTTCCCGGTGAGCGTAAGACCGCTGCCTGCAGCATACGATCCTGAGCCTGAGAATTGCGCAAACGTAAGGCCAGTAGTTCCGATGGTGATTGTTCCGGTTGTGGTAAGAACCCAACCAGTGCCAGCCTGCGTATTACCATACTCAACGAACGCAAATGCGCCAGTTGTTACAGCAGGAGTTCCGTCAAAGTCATCGGCTCGAGACCATGTGCTGGAATCGGCAACGTAGATACCATTCTGCGAAGCAGTGCCCTGGTTCTTTACGAGGACGCGCTGACCGGCTTCAATGGTGTGTCCGTCAATTGTGAGCTGACCGCTAAGCGTGGTGATATTTGCGGTTGAGGCAACATGCACCGACTGCTTGACATCAAGACCTTGTGCCACTGAGTCAACATATGCCTTGGTTGCGGCATCAGTTGAGTTAGTGGTGGTGCCGGAAAGCGTGACCATGCGTGCACCGATGTCTCGGGCATCAAAGTCGCCATCTGCGTCTCGCTTGACAAGCGCACTTGCGGTGTTTGCATCAGTTGCGCCCTGCACCAGGTTGTAGTGCGTGGACGACATCGAGCCAGCGCTGTCGCTGTCGGCGGCGTCAATGCTAATTGTGGCAACGCCATTAGAGACACTGACGTTGATTGGGGCAGTCCCCGAAAGTCCGTCAATTGACCCAACAGATTCCCACGCGGTTCCGTTGTAGACCATGAGGCCAATTGGGCCATCATTAATGTCAGAATTGTAATATATTTGTCCCGTTGCTGGAGACGACGGCGCGGTGGCAAGAACCTGGATAACTGCGTTTCGCAGCTCTTGCTTCTGAAGGTCGAGGTAGCTATGAAGCTTTAGGTACGTCAGAATTTCCACGTTGCTTGTCTCCTCAGTTTAGGTAGGCATAGCCGCCAAATGCTGCGGCAAAACTGACTGTAATCTGGTTGTCAGAGTTATACAAGACTTCCCCAATCTGGACGTTTCCACTGCTGTCTACAATGGTTACGCCTGGCCTTCTCCCCAGGTTGTGGGTGATTGTCCAGGAGGAAGACGCCGACCCCTGGGTGTGAACGTATGTGACCTGGTTGACTATTGAAGTTCCGCTCGATACGGTTGTATTTACTTGCCCTTCCGGGTTAAGTATTACGTTAAAATCATCACTCACCTGGTAACCTCCCCAGAAACCTTGAAATCTCCCTCTATAACTCTTGTAACAATGCCAGTTGGTGAAATTATCTCTAGGTCATACTTGTAATTTCCCGATGGTATTTTTGCAGAAGTCGAGGCTGGAATTGTAATTTCTATCTCCCCGTTCGCCTGCAGCGCCAACCCGGAACCACCGCTTGCCAGGGAAAGATACTCGTCTGATGAGCTTTTTGACTTCCTAACCTTCATCCTGCCGGTATATGAACTAATGTTTATGGGCGTGTTGTTTGCGTCCGTGTATGTCACAACCCGGACAAAAGTCGTTCCCTGCTCACAGATGATGTCGTAGATGTTGGCTGGCATGAGTGGATTGTGGCAGAAATAGAGGGAAAGTCAACATACGTTGGTTTTGCTGTGCCTTTGCTGTATGATAACCCTATGGGAAAGCCAGGAAGAAAGCCACAGGCACAAATAGATGCTCTGCGGGAGAAGATCACGCAGCTGCTTCTTAATGGCGTCCCAACCGCCCAAATAGCCACCGCAACAGACCTTTCTGTGCACACGGTGCGCGAGCATATTCGCAATATCCGAAAAAAGTGGGCTGAGGATCAGCCAGATCAGATACTTACAAGAGCAGAACTTGTCCAAAGGGCAAGAATGATTGGCCAACAGGCTGCAATCGGGGCATCAAAGGCAAGGGGATCTGCTATGGAAGTTCAATACCTCAAGATACAAATTGAAATACTAGATAAGGTTGCTAAGCTTACTGGCGCATATGCCCCAGTGAGACAGGAAGTAACCGGCGCTGACGGGTCGGCGATAGAAATTTCAAGGACACCTCACGAGATCGATAGCCTTACCGCCAACGAACTTTCTGCAAGACTAAAAGTTTGGGCGGAGGATTTGGAGAAGAATGTCGGAACCGAAGAAGAAAAAGCCAAGCAGGTCGAAGGCGGTCAACCCGCCCAGCAATGAGCAGTATCGGGAGTGGCTTCGCGGTCAAGCGACCAAATCTGATGCAGCATTTGCCGAGTATGTAAGCGGCCTTATCTTCCCTCGACATTTGAGGGAAATGGAGCAGTTTCTCAACGCAAGAGAGCGAGCCTTGGTCTTGATGCCAAGAGGTCACGCTAAAACCACGATGTTGATTCATCGAACCGCCAGAATGATTGGGCTAACTGAAGGTAAAATCCGCATTGGGGTGGTGACGTCTGTGCTTTCAGACGCGCTTGCAAGATCAAGAGCAATTAAAACAATCATTGAATCATCTGCTTTTGCTGAGATTTTCCCATGGGCTAGAAATGGTGTAGCTGGCGGCAAGTGGACCGATGAGGTGTGGACTATCAAGGGTGTAAACCTTGGCAAGGATGCCACCTGCTTTGCCGACGGGCTGACCTCCATCAAGCCTGGCCCGCGACTCGACCTGCTCATTGCGGACGACATCGTGGGCCTCCGGGAAAACGCGACTCCAACTCAACGCACTAAAGCAAGTGAGACCTACTGGCAGGTAATTGATCCAATGCTCGTGCCGGGTGCAACAAGGTGGTACATCGGAACAAGGTGGCATGAGGACGACTTTTACGCAGAGCTTGAAAGCAAGGGGATTCCAACCTATCTACGACGTTCGCTTGAAGAATCAGGGCCGCTATGGCCAGAGATGTACACCGTTGCTGACCTTGAGCAAAAAAGAGAAGAGCTAGGAACCCCAATTTTTAATTTGCAATATCAAAACGACGTCACTTCGATGGGTGGAAACATCTTTAGGTATGAGTACTTCAAGTATGTTGATCAAATCCCTCCTGGGGCAAGAAGGGTTGGGGTCGACCTCGCAGCATCGGAACGGGAACGATCTGACTACACTGCCGCCGTTGAGGTTCTTGAGGACGAAGAGCACAATCTTTACGTTCTTGGCGCATATAGAACCAGAATCCAGCAAGGTCATCAAAAATGGCTAACTGGCATCGAGAAGGACGGGGCACTTATCGACGACCCAAGCAGTCCGCGTCTTCTTTGGCCAGCCAGATATGTTGGGCTTAAGGGGCAGA